GCCTGCTCCCCCGCGACGTGGCGGCTCAGGAGGACTTCGGCGAGTTCGCTCCCGATGACATCCTCAAGGGTCAGAACTACCTGAACCCCCGCGCGCTCATCGGTTACCCCGAGACCGTCGGCGGTGCTCTCCGGAACGCCAACCAGCAGATCCGCTCGGAGCCCCCGAACCCCCGCGAGGCCGTCACCATCTTCAACACATCCACGATCGTGCCAGACCAGATGCGTCCCGCGTTCGAGCTTGGTCAGGGTACCGCTTAGATGATTAACTAATAAATTAGAAACATTCAGAGAAACAACTCTGACTGATTTTAAATTAAAGAAATTGTGCAATCTATAGACAAACGATGTCAGAGGGAATGCCTATCAGTGATCAGTTCAAGGAAGCCATCGCCGAGTTAGAGGGGATCAAGAAGCAGCTCACCGAGGCTCAGAAAGCCATCAAGGTGCTAAAGGACCGCGAGGCGAGTCTGAAGACCTTCATCGGTGGCTACATGACGGCACAGAAGATTGATGATGTCCAGACCCGTGGTGGAACCAAGGTCACCCAAAAGACATCAATTAAGAAGCCAGTTGTTACTAAGAAAATCCTAATGGATGAACTACCAAATTATATTGAGGGAGGTCAGGAACGCCTCGAACAGATCATCAAAGAGATTGAGGAAAAATTGGAACCCAAGGAGACATCCACGCTCCAACTTAAGTTAAAGAAATAAACCAACAGATAATCAGTAACCAAACATGGTGAGTTCTAGCCTTCTCGATTATACGCCCATTGCCCAGCCTCAGGTTGTTGAGGATCCGCAACTCGAAGAGGATGATGAGGGATTCTTTGATCCAAATGAGTATGAGTATGAGGACTGGATTGCCTATTACAGTGATGAACTTTGGAATAACTGGGAAAACTACAGGCAACAATGTTACGACCACATGATTCCTGAAGATATCTCGTTTTCCGAGTTTTGTAAAAATGAATACTACTATTAGTTTTAATGTTTGCAGTCAGTAAATATGCCCCGCCTGCCAGACGTGACAAGTACAAAGGTCATTGTTCCAACAGTTCTGTTCGCCTTCCTTTCACCCGCCGTGACGGGTATGGGAGATTTGACAGATCGTCTAGGAATGACCTCTGTGTTCGGTATCCTGTATATAATTATTTTGCGTGGAGTAATGAAGTTCGTGGTTCGGCCAAGCGAGGTCTATCTCGCATCCGCAATGTACTTCATACTGAGCGGGATGACCACCAACCAAAATCTGATCATAAGAAACACGTTTCTTTATTGGATCGTATTCGCGATTATTCGCTCACAAAGTCCTCTCGAGTTCTAAAAAGGGACATGAAGTATCTTATCGTTGGTCCGGGTGCTATGGGATTCTATGCCATCTTGGGATCTGTCTATGCCTTGCACAACTACGATAAACTCAAAGAGCTAGAATCCGTCGCCGGGTCTTCCGCGGGTTCCATCGTGGCGTTTGGATGTTTGGTCGCCAAGTGGGACATTATCAGATTGTTCAAGATCATCAAGGATGTGGACGTCAATCAGCTGATGCGCCTTAATCTCAAATCCCTTCTTAATAACTACGGTCTTGTTCCGGCATCGAGGTGGAAAGATGTATTTTCAAAAATATGTATGGAACTTGCCGGAAAAGAAGACTTCACGTTCCAGGAACTCAAGGAGTGGTCGGGGATGGATTTCTACGTTTCGGCATATAACATAACACTTCAGAAGAGTTGTTACTTTTCACACCATACCCACCCGGACATGTCGGTGTCCCATGCAGTCTGCATGAGCATAAGCATACCCTTCTTGTTCGAGTCCGTAATGTTCAAAGACCACAGGTATGTGGATTCAGCAGCATTCGAGACGTGCCCTCTTACACCGTTTATGGGAAAGGACATGCAGGAAGTGGTGTCCATCGAACTTGACCCAGAACCCTCTGCAGAAAAGCCACCGCGCATAGGGTCGTTTGTTGATTTCATACAACACTTTATCACTTCGATTATGAGAAATAGAGTGGTCTATGAAAAGCCTACCATCTACATCAAGATGAAGGAAGGTGAGGCATTTAATTTTTCTATGGACGACAAGAATAAGAAGGAACTCTTCTACCAAGGCTATATCACCGGGAAACGATTTCTCAAGATAGAGCACGAAGAATGTCCCTCAGCACAAGTGCAGCAACACCAGCCATGAAGAGCACGACCATGTAACCCAACTCAGAATCCATCACGCCATCGACCTCGTAGAACTCCACCCTGTTGGTGGGAAAAATTCGATCAGCGGCCTTCTCTGGAGCCGGCGGCGGCTTGACCGTCTCCAGAGGAAGTCCTCCATAGGCATCGTCAATGGAACAATAGCCTACCATTATTTAGTATCAACTAGGAAATTAAATTCACAATTCCAAGGTCGTCTTTCCCTTCTTTCCCCTCTTCTTCTTGGGGGCAGAAACTTCCACGTCCTTGACCGAATCGCCATTCACGCTCACGATGTCCGAGATGTCGTCCTCAATCATGCCATCGCTGGGTGCCGGTGCGGGTCGTGTCTCCTCGACGTCGCGGGTCGTCGTGGACTGAGGGTTCATGAACGAAGACATCAGCGAAGAGAGATCCATGTTGGGACCCTGAACCTCCCTCCGGTTCACCGGCGGAACCGGTCTGGGATCCAGATTCCTCTGCTGTGCGTTGCCCGCCGTGTTCGCGACCGCCGACATCATGTTCTTGATGAGATCGGGATTCTGCTTGATGACATCATTCATCTGAGGCATCGCAGACTTGAACATCGAGTGGGTCAGATGGAACATCGTGGCGGAACCACCCAACATCATCATCAACTTGAGCTCCGGTGCCATCTTTGCCTTGCCACGATACTTGACATACAACTCCTCGAAGACGTCATCGTAATCATCAACCCCGTCCATCACAGACTCAGACCACCCGTCCAGGTGGATGTCCAGTGGATTGTAGCGCTTGTTCAGAAACTCAATCCCAGTCACACAGGCAATGAGCATCCGTCGCTGCATCTTGACCGACTGATCCACCTCGATCGAGTAGGACATCCGCTTGACCTCACCGCGTATGTCGTGGATGGAAGAGTGCATGTTCAGCCTCTCTATGGAGCGAATGCCCTTCTTTTCCAGACGCGTGATCTTATTCAAAAGGTCAGCCTTCTCGTCGTCAATGGACTTGTAGCCAGGGGAAGGTCCATCCTCTTCGTAGCCCCCGCCATCCTCAAGACCAACGCCAGCTCCATAGTCTCCATATTCTTCGCCGTGATCTTCCGGTTCTTCCTGGGGAGGTGCAGGACGCGACGAGGGCGTCTGCTTCCCGTGGTTTGCGAAAGCCATGAACGAAGACGCAGGGGCATTTATGGGTTGATCATTCATCCTCGGATTGTTTGTTCGCTTGCGCCGGGTGGCATCCAGGACGACACCATTCATAAGATCCTGTTCATCGTCGTCCAGGTCAATCATCATCTCACTATTATTATCAAGCTCAATCTCGAAATCTTCCATGCTCTCTTAAGGTCAGTTTATAAACTTATGCCCATCTCTTTAACGCAGAAAAATAATCAAATGTTCTAGTAAAGAAGTATGATCAGTAATCAGTTCGCTCTCGTTCTCGTGATTGCCATCCTCGCCCTCCTGTACGTCAAGTGCTTCATGGGCATGAAGAAGAGTGGGTACAAGCTGGCACCCGAGTCCATTGACGTCGACCCCATGGTCAGTGGCGATCAGATGATCAAGCTGCCCTACAGCCTCGAGTGTGTGCCTGGCCCAGGCAAGGACGCCGCCTACTACACCAAGGACCTTACCCCGGGCGGATACTGCGGTGACCAGGCGCTCGTCCGCGAGTCCATGTCCTACAAGATCCTCGGAGGGATCGGTGGGTCTCTGCTCGAGAAGTAAATTAAAGAAATGAAACCAAGGGTAAGTACGAAAAACAATGTCTACCGAGGATGTGATGAAGGAGCTTACTGAGATGCGCAAGGAGATCAAGAGTCTCGCCAAGATGGTTCGCAAGCTTGCCAAGGTTCAGGACGATCCGGACGGCACCAAGGCTAAGGAGCGTGCCGCCAATACGGGGTTCAACAAGCCCAGCAAGGTCACCAAGGAACTGACCGACTTTATGGGTCTCGCTGAGGGAACCGAGGTTTCGCGCACCGACGTGACCCGTTTTGTTAAGCAGTATGTCAAGGACAAGGGTCTCGCGCATCCAGAGGATGGACGAAAGATTATTCAGGATGACGCGATGAAGAAGCTCCTTCAAACACCACAGGGGGAGACACTCTCTTATATGAGCCTTCAGAAGCACATCTCCAAGCACTTCATCAAGGCTTAAACAGAAAATACCAATAGATTATAAATGATTTCCACTCAGGAGATTGAAGCCATTATTGGAACGAACATCAAAAACATCGATGTTTATCACAAGGCTTTCAAGCACAAATCTTCTGTTCAACACGATGGCGTCGAGGGTTCCTATGAAACATTGGAATTTATGGGCGACTCCGTGTTGGGCTTTATTGTCACCAAATACTTGTTCGATAGATACGAGAATCTTCAGGAAGGTTTTCTTACTCGTGCAAGAACCAAGATCGTCTGTGGCAAGACACTGGCGGACGTGTCTTCCAAACTGGGATTCCACAACTGGATTGAAATGGATGAAAAAGGTATGAGAAATGGATGGAACAACAATCCGAAGATTCTTGAAGACGTCTTTGAGGCTTTCATTGGTGCAATCTACCTAGATCTGGGAATGATCGAAGCCAAAAAGTTTGTGCTAAGTATCCTGGATAATCCAGATCTGATCCGCCTTGATCGCCTAATGGTCGACGACAACTACAAGGACATCCTCATGCGCGTCTGTCAGGCACAGAAATGGGATCTCCCTGAATATCGTCAACTTGAACATGTGGACACCACCAAGTTCAGGATTGGTGTATACGTCCAGGGACATCAGTGGGGGACAGGCAAGGGTTCCACCAAGAAGGAGGCAGAACAGGCGGGTGCCTACTTCACACTCAAGCGTCTCGAAGAAAAACTCGAGAAGAGACTCGTCCCTTCCAAGCGACCCAATGCCATGATTAAAAATGTCCACAGAAAGTAATAATGAAGGTCGCCCTTATCAATCCTATCACCAAGACAGTCAATGAGATGTGCACCGGACACGAGGTTCGCGCATGGGGTCGGAAGACCGGAAAGGTGTCCGTGGATGTCCCTACTGGGTTTCCAATTAGGTCCATCGCCGACGTGAAGTCATTCGGTCCGGATGTCGTGGTCGTGGAGAAGCGCGGCAATGGCGTTTTCAGGGAATTCGCCAAGCACTTCGATAAGGTCGTGGATGTCGAGGGACTTCGTCTCGTCCTTTCCGCCAAGACCCCCGAGCCGGTCGTTGTCAAGTCGGAGCCCGTGGCGGTCCCCGAGCCGGTCCCCGAGCCCGTGGCAGTCAAGTCGGAGCCCGAGCCGGTCCCCGAGGTGTTCGCCGTTGCCGCCGCCGCCGTTGAGGAAGTTGAAAAAGTTATTCAGGAACCAAAGAAGACCCGCAAGACCAAGAAACCCACCAAGTCCTCTACTTAAACACTAGGGACACAAACTCAATAGTATGATGCATCCTCAAGCAGCAAAGTTTTTCAATAAGACTTATCCTGAACAACGTTCCGATGCGTGGTTCAAGATGAGGGGCACGATGCTCACCGCGTCAGATGCCGGAACTGCCATAGGCGTCAATCCCTATGAAACTCCTGAAAAGTTGATCCTAAAAAAGTGTGGAGTCAGCGAACCATTCAATGACTGGGCGACCAAGCATGGACAAAAGTACGAAGACGAAGCCAGAATCATTTACGAGGAACGTCACAATGAAAAGGTCTTCGAAATTGGTCTGGAGCAACACCACACCCTCGACTGGATTGGTGGCTCGCCCGACGGAATCACCCACTCCGGCAGACTATTGGAAATCAAGTGTCCCAAGTCTCGCCCCATAGGTGACGGAACACCGCCGGTGTGGTATATTGCACAGGTGCAGGTGCTCATGGAATGTCTTGAACTGGAAGTATGCGACTTTGTGCAGTATCGACCTGCTGAAATCACCTACCCCAAACCAGCCGAGTTTGTCTGCATGGAAATCAAAAGGGACCGCGAGTGGTGGGACAAGTACATGCCGGTCATGAAGGCACTGTGGGACAAGGTCCTCTGGCACCGGGAACATGGACACCAGGAACTGCTTCCTCCGCCGAAGCCCACGATAGACGATCTGATCAAGGAAATTGAAGAACTCGAGAGCCACCTCACCAAGGTGAAGAAGATGGCTCTCGGGATCGCCAAGGAACACTCGACCCTGAAGACGGGTCGCTGGTCTAACGAAGACGAGGAGTGGCTACTGAAGAACAAGGACAAGAAGATGGAAGAA